TCCGGGTGGGGGCATGACGTTCTGTCGTTGCTCCGCAAAGGCAGGCGCTATGAGCAACAGGGACGGGATGAAATACTTAAAAAATGTCTTCATATTGCTTCGCCATATCTCTAAGCCAAGACTTTTGAGGTCTTCCAGCTTCAGCCAATCTCTTCTCCCGTTTAAGTTCTCTTATGTCTCGATTGATCTGACTAAGCTGTTTGGCGGCTTCAGTTGCAGTAATACCACCGGCTGATCTCTCAGACTTGATCCTTCTCTTGCGTGTCTCTAGGTTCCTGATCTCCCTTGAGGCGGAATAACCGGCTCTCTTCTTCAGCTTCCTTGTTGACACTGGTGTAGTTTTAATTCCAAAACCAGATAGCCATGCGGCTTCAGGTGTGTATACATCCTTGGTCTTAGAATATTTACCTGTCTCAGCCCTCTTGAGTTTTCTTCCTGCCCATGATGGGAATCCGGGGATGGGCCAGTTAGGTGCAAAGTTCTTCATGGCTTGCTCTAGTCGCTCACCCTTGGGAATCTCCTTACCCATGAATGCTTCTATCCCCATTGCGGGAAAAGCGAGTGCGCCAATAGCACCAAACCCCGGCTGTAATGCTTGAGGTACATTAGGTATCTGTCCTATGCCACCTTCACTTCTGCTGTATACATCACCACCGGGGATCATTCTGCCTATGTCCATGTACCAATCATCCCTACCCTTCGGTGAAAGCATTTCAGGCATCTTGATCATTGGTGATGGCATACCCGGCACACCAAACAGGCCACGGTTCTTCTCTTCAGACATTAAGCGTCTTTGATGCGCTATCTGCTCAGGAGATTTGTCAGACATATCCTCACCAAGAGCGTTAGCCCCATGCCATATCATCCCCCACTTAGCCATCTTCGCTGGTCTCTTAGCGGCTGTTTCTACAAGTCGAGGAACAATCCCATACATATAGGATATGAATGGTAGCGGTCCTTCTCTCAAAGCCTCAAGAACTGGTGAGGTTCTCTCGTAGTCTACAAACCATTCCCTAGCTTTCTTTGCGGCTTGCCTCGATGCTACCTCTGAGTTCACTCCCTTCCGCATAAGGTCAGCCTTCTCACTGCGAAATAAAGCCATACGGAATATCTGGTCTTCAGCGGTATATAGTTTAGCCGCCTTATCCCAACTGTATCTCTTCGCAAGTTTAAAAGATTTCTCAGCTATCCGTCCTGCCGCACCAAGGAAACTGGTTGCGTCATCAGTGAGACCCGCACCCTCTCTGGAGTATAGGTCTACAAGTTTGCCGGCATCACCAAGTTCATCAGCAAAGAAACCACCAAACACACCAAGCCTCTCCGCCTCCTTGAACTCGTCAGTTTTTCTGAGCATGTCTCTAGCGGCTCTGGCAACGTCAGCTATACTGCCATCGGCAAAGTCATACATATGTACGTTGGACAGGATGTTGTTCATGTGGACAGCAGGGTTCATAATAGTTTTGGTTCCCTTCCACATGGAGTTTAGCTTTCTATACTTACTTCCAAGCCAACTCTTCTTGTACTTACCTAACGTGTTCAGTTTCCGTATACCCATCAGATCACGATAAACTTCTTCGGGTACAAACTTACCTTTTAATCCGGGGCCGAATTCATTGCCGGTTATTTCTCTGGTGAATTTACCAATTTGATCAGTGGATGCTATTTTAGGATCACCAGCCAGATCATTGAAGAACCTGAATGCGGCAACATCGTTGGCTAGAAGTTTCCCGGTTCTATCTAATGAGTAGGCGGCATCGGTGACCTCACCCATTCTCGCTCTCTCTTCAGGTGTCCAATCACGGCGCACCGTAACCCACTTACCGTCTTCAGACTCAGCCATCTTCTGCCAAGGTCCATTTTTATCTGGATACTTAGCCATAACGTAGTCTTCTTTGCTTATCCTTCCGGGTAAACCACGCAACTTTAACTCATCACCAATGGTTTGTATCTTGTCGCTGGTGTCAAAGAACTTGTCTTTCTCATGCCGGGTGTATGTTCTGTGTAGATAGGTGTCCACGTTAGTGGCGAATGTGTTCTTATCTATAAGACCCATGTCACGCAACTCTTTACCATACTTCTTAACCACCTCTCTAACATCACCCTTTAAACCTACAAGAGCGTCATCAACAGTGGCGGATTTATCGGTCAGCATATGGTACAAAGCCTTCCTTGCGTCAACAGGTAGTTCAGCCACCCGTCTTACAAGTTCATCAAACTCACCACCGATAGCCTTCCTGTCACCATAGAACTTACTACGTCTGGATATGAAGTCATCAGAGAGGTTCCAATCGGGTACTATTGCGCGACCCAATCTGTTCTTCATATCTGGAGACATCATCTTGGAGCCTGAGTAACCAGCGGCTCCGCCAACGGTAGCACCTATAAGTGCGTTAGCTATCTTGTCTTCTATTGGGGCTTTGGAATCATAGTTGTAACCAGCCGCGCCACCAAGCGTTGCACCTGAAGCATCCAGCCTTGTCGTGAGACCCTTCCATATAGCCTCGCCTACGGGTTCATACATTTTTCCAGCGCCCTTAGCCACGCCAGCCGCCAGTGGGCCAAGAGCGGCACCACCTACAGTACCTAGAGCAGCTTGCTGTCCTCTGGAGAATCCTAAGTCTTCATCAACGTAGCCAAGACCACCGGCGATTCCGCCTGATACTGCTCCGGGGATAACCAGATTCTTAACTCTCTTAGCCAGATCACCACCATGCTTTAGATACTTGAGTCTAGATACAGGCAGGAACCAACCAACAGGGTCAGCAACAAGACCACCGAAATAAGCGGCGGTTACCAGCCCACCGTGTTCCTCTTCCAGATCACGCAACTCCTGTTGCTCTGCCGCTAGTTCTTCTTCATTAAATCCCGCTATCTGTTGGACACCGCGAACAGTATCTTGGAAGCCAAGACCGGCGGCATACCACATGGCATCAGACTTAGACCTTTTCTTTCTTTTCTTTTTTTCTTCACCTTCCGGAACAAGTGATAATCCGCCAGTGAGAGGCACTAATTCTAAAGCCATTTACTTAACCTGTCTGCGGATGCCATTTATAATAACCCAATCACCTGACTTAACTCCCTCTGATTCTGCCCTCGCCATAAAATCTGCTTCACTTGCATAAGACTTTTCAGAGCCGGTGTCAGGCTCATCTGTTTTCTTGCCGATAGCTTTGGTTATTTCCTTCTCGCTTAACTTTTTACCAGTTATAGCAGACCATCCGGGGACAACAACCTCCACGTCATCACCATCCTCATTCTGAGTTATTAATGTTACTTCAGGGAGGGATAGGAATTTCTGTAGCATGGAGAAATTATTTTCACCTTCAGGTAGAGTGTACTGACCATCATCACCTATCATTGAATTAAAGAATGTTATTCCAGTACCCGTAGCAATTCTTTTGTCACCCCTCCTCGCGTTAATAATACTAGCATACTCATCTGCGTGTGGTGAGTTTCTTGCCTCAAGGTCTCTCAAGAAGTTAAACGCTTTTATTGATGCTATCTCTTCAGCTTCTGGACTCTTGCTTCCAGCCTTACCAGAAATCCACTCATCAGGAACATCCTCATCAGCTTCAAATCGCTTATGCTCCCACTTGGTTGGGTCTTTCGGGTCTACGCGATGGTACTGGACTTTCTTCTTAACGTCTGGAACTGAACCAAATATATCTTTGATTACCGCCGGCCTAGCGCCTGTCTTACCCGCTCTCTCTGCCGCTTCCCTCTTGGTCTTCGGCATATAGAAATTACCGTTGGCATCCGTGAAGACTTCTCTCCAGATGTTACTTATTCTTTCTTCTTCGTTGAACTTTTCCATCTGTTCTAGACGGCCTGTAGCCATTTCCAAGTATCGCTTGGACATGGATTGCCCACCGGTGAGGTTAGCTACAACGTCCATCAGCAGAGCCTTGCGCCAAATATCTTTTAGGTTATCAAGATAGAACTTTCTCCTAGCTTTAGGGTCATAAGCATACTTCCCCCATATCTTCTCAAGATTGGGGTTAGCTTCCATTTGCCTACTATCGTCTTGCTTACTGTCTTTGCCTGTAGGCAGTTTTCCTATATCTTGACTTATACCACCACGGCCCATAGTTCCGCGGGGTCTGGTGTCTATCTGACCACCCTCTGTTACTTCTCGCGGGAGGTCTTGACCAGATAATCTGGTCGGCATATCCATTTCATTTAAAGCCTGAATTCGTGGGTCAATTTGAGTTTGAGGAGGAGCATATGCCATAGGGTCATCTTGACCGAATGTGCGTCCAACAGGGGGTGGGGTAAGTTGTTGCCTTCTAAAATCTCCGTAACGACCCAGTGATTCCTCTACCTGAGCCTGAGTGGGAGCCGCCCCACCTGTCTGCTGACGGTTTCTCAATTGAGCCATCTGAGCATTCCAATCCTGCATACCCCTCTCATCAAACTCAGCGGTCCTGCCGGGGAAATCACCTTGCCCAACGTCAACCTGTGGTGGTGGGACAGGGCCGGGGGGTGCTGTTGGGTCACCACCAAAGAAATCTGTTCCGGGTCTGCCCTTTAACCTCTTGGCTATAGTTGCAGGTAATCCAAATGGACTATAATCCCAAGACTGTCTTGCGGCATCCGTTAAAGCAGCCCGTGCCTGTGCTTCATCTGGCGCGGCTGTACCTTGCTGTTGTCTAGCTTGGGCCTGTGCCATCTGGGCATACCAATCCCTCATGCCTCTCTCATCACGCTCTGCACCTCTGCCGGGGAAGTCTCCCTGAACTGGTGGTAATGGGGGGCGTGACGGAGGAGTTATTCCCATTTGGTGGGGGTAGACAGACGGAGCAGATGGCTGTCCTACTATCTTTTTTGCTATAGTTTGGGGTAACCCAAACATGCTATAATCCCAAGACTGTTTCGCGGCATCTGTTAAGGCGGCTCTAGCCTGTGCCTCATCTGGTGCGGCAGTACCCTGTTGTCTCCTAGCTTGAGCTTGCGCCATGTGGGCATACCAATCCTGCATACCTCTCTCATCACGTTCCGCTCCTCTACCAGCCCAATCTTGCGCAGGGTCACCAAGCAAGCCACCCTTTATGGTGGTTGTCTTAGTGTTAGGCGTCTCGTCAGCATACTCTTTTATAACCGTGGTTACATCTTGCGGTGGAACACGGTCTGCTCCCGCCAATGCTCCCAGCCTGTCTTCTTGTCCACCCATGCCGGCTAGAACTTCACTAGTGGTTTCCGGGCCAACCTGCCTTCTGTCCATCCATGCCGGCCTACCCCCAAAGTATGCCCATTGAGGCTCCCCATAGGGTCCGGGTCTGGAGGGTTGCATGGTTACGCCGGGGTATTTATTCCTCTGGGCCATCAACCATCTCAAGTATTCTTTTCTATTCATATTAGTAGGGTACTTGTCCTCGTTGCTTCCTTCGTGGTGGAATGACGCTAAATTTACCAACAGAGTATGGGTTCGTTCTCCCCCTTCTAACCTCCCTCAGCGGATTAAAATCTTTTTGGGGCGATGATTGGGACGACATTAAAGTCATCATCATGGCTTCTTTGTCTGTACCCTCAAACATATCCTCAGCGGCACCCCTTAGCTCTCCAACCTTCTTGGAAACTCCGGGGAATTGTGATTTAAACGCAGACGTAATATCACCCATCAAACCTGTTGGTTGTTTAGCACCACCAGTAGGATGTCCCAGAGGGTCACTAGGGTCAAATACCCGACCACCGGGCTTTTTCATAAACATACCGGATGCCATTACATGAATCCCATCAGGGCTGCTGAAGCAAGACTACCTAATGCACCACCCATTCCACCAC